GAGCGCGCAGGGTCGCGCTGACGTTCTGAATTTCGCCGTCGATCTTTAGCCGGCTCACTTGCGCCTATTCCTTTCCTGTAGCACCTCGACCAGGGTCAGCAACATTACGCCGTCCTGGCTGAGCTCCCGCGGCGGTATCCCTGTTTCCGCGGCCACCTCGGCGACTAATCGGCCGAGGGAGCCGCGTTCGTAGGGGTTGCGCTATCTCCGGCCAGCTCGAGGGAAGTCACAGTCTGAGCGAACAGGTCGAACGTCGGCGGTAATCCTTCGTGCTTCTTCAGCTTCAGACACTCGTAAGCCATGTATGCCATGTCTTCGAGGCCGAGGCCTTCAGCTGATACTCGGGATACCTTCGTCTTGTAGCGGCGCTCCCAGAGCATGATTACCCAGGGGAGCGCCTTCAGCTCGTGCGTCTCGCCGTTCGCGACGACTCGGAGATTCAGCTCCACGTCAGAACGTGAACGTGACGTCGCCGTCGACCTGGAATTCCAGATCCATTTCGAGCGCCGCGTCAGCCGCGCCGCCGACGTTCGGATAGGTCGGAACGATGTCGCCGGTCGCGGTTCCGCCACCTGAGAGAGCGAGCTCGAAGGGGATCGACGTACCTGCGGCGGCGGCGGTCACCATCGCCTCGGCGAAGCTGGTCGCCTCGCCCCAGTCCTGGAAAGCGCGCACGGTGAGCGCCCACGTCACAGGCTGAGCCTTCGCGGCCGAGCTGGACAGCGTGATGTATTGGTCGACAGTCTGGGACGGGGTGAGCGTCACCTCGGCTGTCTGAACGCTCACGTCGACGCTGTTGATTTCCAGCGTGAGAGAGCGGCCGGTTTGGACTACTGCGGGCATGGGTTTATCTCCTCATGGTTATTTGGACGGTGAGCTGGTAGCTCGGGAGCTCCTGGCCGCCAGTCGTAAAGACGCCTGGTGACCCTGAGAGGGTTAGGACTTCGGGAAGCTCGGCGACCTGATCGGCCAGGTCGAGGAGCTTCTTCGTCGCGTCGCGGTTCCCTGGCGGGGGTGCGACGCAGATCACGGGGAATTCGCAGACGATCAGGCTCGCGGATCTGGCGGTGATCGTCGGCGGCTCGACGAGCACAGCCGGCGGTCGCAGGTTTCGCGGGTCGTCAATTACTGGCAGATTGCCGGCTTCGAGATAGCCGACGAGCGCGTCGAGCGCGTCGTTTAGCAGTCCCATTACGCGAACCTCGGACGATTACAGCCGAGCTTCGTCAGGATCTGGCCGAGGCCTCCGCCGATCAGCGCCGGCGTCGGGATCGCGTCGAAGCTCTGAAAGCTTTCTACGCTTCCGCGTTCGCGGTATTCCTGCGCGGCTTTCATGATCGTGCCGGCTTTCACGGACGGGTTCGGGACGATGTTCGGGAGATCGGCGTAGCCGCATTTCCGACGGCGTTCGAAGCACCATTCGTTCCCAGAGTCGACGGCGACGGCGAGCCAGTCTTCGTCTAGCTGGGTCGCAGGGTCGACGCCGAGGAAGCCGAGCACGTCCTGGTCGTCGACCCATTGGACGACGACGTTCAGCTGGCCGTAAACGTCCGCGGCGGCGTGGTTTTGGTTTCCCTGGGTGAAGGTGATCTCGAGATCCTCGTCGTCGACTGTTGCGATCGTATGCGTTCCGTCGTAGTTCTGGCCGACGCCGGCGACGCTGATCTGGTAGCCGACGCGAAGGTCGTCGACGTCGGAGAGGGTGAGGGTATGGACGCCGGCCACGGCGACGGCGTGCGTTACTGTCTTCGTGAGCGCCATACTCTCCTCACCTCCTCCTTAGTCGTCAGCGATCGCAGGGGGACAGGATCAGACGACGAACTTCACGAAAGCGCCGCTGTCGATCACCAGACTGGCGAAATAGCCGCGCACGGCCAGGCGGACGCTCGCATTGGCCGGCTGATCGGCTCGGATCGTTCCCTTGTTCTGTTCGAAGAGCTCGATCCCTTGCGGGTTTCCGACGACCATCGAGCCGGCCGCGAAACGGTTCGAAACGACGAACGTCAGGCCGAGGCCGGCGACGGTGAAGGAGCCAGGATTCATGGTTCCGGCGGCGTTCGAGGGTCCGACGGACGGAAGGATTCGGTCGCCGTTGGCGGCCTTCGCCTTTCCGAGATCGGCCCAGCGGTCCGGCGAGAGGAAGACGTGAGTCGGGAGCTCGTCGGTCGCGTCGGAGATCGTGGCGGCCGCGTCGTAGAGCGCGTCGAGGATCTCGTCGCCGTCGGTGAAGTCGGCGATCGTGTCGGTCACGGTCGCGCCGGAGATCAGCGCGGCGCAGGCGAGGGTTTCGGTCCGCTTCGCGTAGATCTTCGTCATGTCGCGCAGGACCAGGTTCACCATCGAAGGCTCGGACCAGTCGATCACCTGCTCGGACAAGTCGATGAAGCCTCCCACGAGCTGGTTCGTCACGGTGAGCTTCGAGATCTCGAGCGCCTGGCTGGCCAGGTCGTCGAATTCGGCGGCCTGAACGTCGACGTCGACGTGCTGGGTGATCTTGCGGCGATACCAGACTTCGGTCGACGGTGCGGCGTACACGCCCACAGCTGACACGAAAGGCCTGGCGGGGCTGAGCGAATCGTACACGTCGCGGATCAGGGGGTCGGGAAGGATTCCTGGAACGTCGCCAGTACCGTTCTCGGCGGCGGCGATCGGGTTCAGGTTTCCAGTCACCACGGCGGACAGGTACTCGGCCGCGGTGAGCTTCTTCGGTGCGGCCGCGTACAGCGGCGCGCTGGGGACTGTCGCCTCGACGGCGGGGGTTTCGGTGGGCATTTCTTCCTCCTCGGAGGGGTTGGTGGGTTGGGTTGGGTTCTCCTCCTCGACTGGGAGGGGATCAGGTTCGGAAGCGGCGACGCTGTGGACGCGCGCCTCCTGGAAAGCGCCATACGGGACCAGCGACACTTCGCGCCAGCGCGCTTTCGTGACGACCAGAACGCCGTCGGCGTCATATTCGCCGTCTTCGACGTCGAGGCCGACGCTCAGGCCGTCGAGAACGCCGTCGGCGGCGAGTGTGAGCGCCTGATCGCCGAGCGGCGTCTGGGAGATCTTCAGCGCTACGAGAACGCCGTCGGCGGACGGTACTCGCTGAGCGGCGACGCCGATCGCCTGAGTCTGATCGTGATACAGGTAAACCTTCGGAGCAGGCCCGTCGATCGGAAGAGAGCCAGGCGCGAGCCGGAACGTCGTCCCGCCGCTCTCAGTCGTCGTCACGTTGTAGGGTGCGGCCAGTCCGACGATCTCGCGCGATGGCTGATCGTCTTCGGCGGCGGAGATCGCGATCCCGTGGAAGGAAGCGCGGAGCTGTTGGGGGATCATGCGGGGGTCTCCTGTGCGGCCTGTTGAGCAGATTCGCGGTCGAGCATTTCGGACGACCAGGCGGAGCGGTCGAGCTTTATCACGCGGCCGCGCGGGGTCACAGCGTCCGAGCTGAGCGTCTGCTCGATCGTTTCGATAAACGGGAGCGCGTCCTGGGCGAGCTGTTGGCGCGCCTGTTCGGCGTTCTGGTATGTCATGCCGGAGCCGGTGGGAGCGCCGACCAGAAAGGGGCTCACGTTCACGAGTCGCGCGAGCTCGAGCGCCTGGTGCTGGCGCGCTTCGGTCAGCTGAAGCTTCGACGGGTCCATGCTGGATTCGTTCCACTTCCAGCCGCGGCCGAGCGCGGCGATCGCGTTCAGGTCGCGGAGCTCTTGCCAGCGGTTCGCGGCGTCGTCGAGATATTCGTCGTCGAGCATATCGCCTTCGGTCTGCTCGAGCCAGCCGGCGGCGACAGTCGTCGACGAGAAACGCCAGGCGGCGGTATCGAGTCGTTCAGCTGTTCGGATCGCGCGGCCGCCGATCGCGAGAAGCGGAGCCATAGGCGAATAGAACACGATCACGTCGCGGTTCGGGACTGGCTGGCCGTTGTAGGTCAGCGAATAGTCGCCGAGCGGGACGTTTCCGTGAAACGACGACGCGACCATGCTTACCATAGACGCGGGAAGCTGAACGAATTCGGCCGGGAAGCCGACTGGCCGGTCGCCGTTCGCGGCGTAACGCTTCGAAACGTACCAGTAGCCTTTACCGTGAAACAGGAGATCGTCGACGAGCCAGCTGATCGAATGGGTTCGCGTGGTGCGCGAATCTGGCCGAAGCATCCACGGCTCCGGCGGGAGCGGGATCTCCTCGAGCATTTCACCATTCCAGGCGGTCCCGTATTGGCGGATCGGGAGCGAGCTCACGAGCGAACAGATCAGGTCACGGCCGCGCGAGATCGTGGGGAGAGACATAGCGCGCTCGCGGGTCGCCCCGACGAAGGAAGCCTCGAGCGCGCTAGTCGTCCCTCCGCCGAGCGTCGGAGCCTGAGCTCCGTAGCCGGCGCGAATGGTCGCGTCTGTCGATCGTGAGAAGAGTCCCATTTCGAGCCCATTATGCGGCGCGGCTGTAGCAGATTCTCGTCACGGACGAAGATAGAGAATCAGGGACCTATCTCGGCCTCGGCCGGCGGGATCCTCCGATCGAAGGCTTCGCCGTCCAGGTGGCCTTCGAGCTGAGCGCGATCGCCCATACAGCACAGCGCGCGAGCTCGATCGGTCCAGGGGAACGCTGAGAGGAGAGCGCGACGCCGGCCTGAGTCTTTCCGGCGACGGCGCGCGCCATATGTTCCGCGAGCGTCTTATCGCGGTCGCCGAGGTGTAGGACGCGACCCTCCGCGACGATCATCCCGTGGACGAGGCTCGTCCATTTCAGGAGCTCGCCGTAGCCGACGTTCGTCTTCCTGTGCGCATATCTGGGCGGGAGGTGGATCTCGAGGCTCTGCGGGAGCGCGAGCGTCGCCGTCGGCGGGAGCTTCTCCTCGACGGCCGCCCACATTTCCGATTCAGTCTTCACGGCGAAAGCTGTCTGGACGACGACCTTCCCGCCTGGGAGCGGGTGCGCGAGCAGGCCGACGTAACGGCTTCCGTCCTGACTGTGCTCGAGCGCGAGGATCGTCGCCGGCGGGAGCTCGTCGCCGGTGTAGACGAGTTTCTCCCAGACGCCAGGCTCGAGCCAGCTCTGGTCCGACGCGACCCATAGGTTCAGCGACGCGCGTAGGAAGGCTGAACGGTTCGGGCTCTGGGATTCGGCGATCAGAGTCTCGAGCTCGAGAGTATGGCCGATCGCGGGGTTCGCGTAGCGCCAGTTCTCGGGATCTGTCAGGTCACAGCCAGGCGGCGGCGAATAGGACGCGAAGTACAGCTGTCCGCCTCCGCCGGCGTCGACGAGCCTGATCCCCTGTTCCCGCCAGCGAAGGAGGAGCGTCGACCCTTCGGTTCCGGCCGTCGACCACATCGAAAGGAGGGGACTCTTCCTGGCGCGCTGTGCGGGAAGTAGTCCCTGCTCGATCGCCTCCTCGGACAGATCCCAGGCTTCGTCCGCGAAGACTAGATCGGGGCTTCGGCCGTGCCCGGCGGACGGCGTGGCGGCGCGAACATACCAGCGGCTCCCGTCTGGCATTTCGAGCTCGTTCCGGCCGTAGGACCATTTCGCCTTCGCGCCGAATTTCTCCTCGAGGATCGGAGCCAGGTCCTGAAACATAGCGACAGCCAGGTCGAGCGCGTGAGCTGTCGAGATCACAGTCTGCTTCTCACCGCGTATCTGGGGCATGAGTACCAGCCAGCCGAGGAGGAGCGCGCGGCCGCAGGTGCTCTTCCCGTTCTGGCGCGCCACCTCGACGAGACTCTGCCGGTGTAGCAGTTTCCCGTTCTCGTCATGCGCCAGCTGGCCCCACAGGACGCGCTTCTGCCAGGGCATGAGCGGCGGAAAGCCGAGCCGCTCGTACAGCTCGACGAACTGGGGCCCGTATGACTGGACCCCCAGTACCGGCGTTTCCAGTCTCGGGAGGATCTCGCCGGCTTCGGCCGGCTTCGTGGCCGATCCCTTCGATCCAGCTCTGGGCTTCTTCGATTTCGGGGAGATACGGAGAAG